ATCTTTTGATATAATAAACAAATCTAGAAAGTATAAACCCTTTTTGGATTATAACGAAGAACGGTTCGCGAAATTAATCAAAGACCATTTTTCACTTTAAATACTACGTATATAACGCTATATCAGGAGAACTAATTATGGCACTAACAGACTTTTCTTCACTTAAGAAGAACCGCTCGAAGACTCTCGACAAGTTGAATTCACAACTAGAAAAGATATCTTCAAAATCCTACTCAGATCCGAACGCAGGAAAATTTTGGAAACCAACAAGAGATAAGGCAGGAAATGGCTTCGCAGTCATTAGATTCCTACCAGCCTCTAAAGGTGAAGAAATGCCTTTCGTACGAATTTGGGATCACGGTTTCCAAGGACCAACAGGCCTTTGGTATATCGAGAACTCGTTAACCACCTTAAATCAGGATGACCCAGTATCAGAGTTTAACTCTAAGCTGTGGAACTCTGGTGTTGAAGCTGATAAAGAACAAGCACGTAAACAGAAGCGCAGGCTGAAGTATACTGCTAACGTCTATATCGTTAAAGACCCAGGCAATACTGAAAATGAAGGTAAAGTATTCATGTATCAGTTTGGTAAAAAAATCTTTGATAAATTGAATGATCTTATGAACCCTACGTTTGAAGATGAAGAACCAACCAACCCGTTTGATTTTTGGGAAGGCGCAAACTTCAGATTGAAGATCCGTCAATTCGAAGGTTATCCGAACTACGATAAATCTGAGTTTGATCCTGCTACTCCATTGTCAGAAGATGATGAAGTATTGGAAAGAATTTGGGGAGAACAACATTCTCTACAGGAATTAGTATCAGAAAGTAATTTCAAATCTTACACTGAACTAAGAACTAAATTGTATCGAGTACTTGATTTACAAAATGATGCACCGACTGCTTCGGCACCGGTTACTGAAACGGCAGATGAATTGGATTTATCCAGTATGTCTAACGACTCGTCTGAGCCAACAATGGCAACGGCAGAACCTTCAGTAGGCTCAACCGCTAGTGATGATGATGATGACCTTAGTATTTTTAAGGAATTGGCTCGTAGTTAATACCAGCATGGGGGTCTTCGGATCCCCTTTTTTTAAAGGAGACAAAATATGTCTATAGAAAAAGAAACCACCATCCTTGATTTTGATTTTGGTTTTACTGCTGTTGATGCTGAAGAATTAGAAGTCGTTCAACAAGCAAAGGCCGAGGTTACTACAACCGCTGCTTCTGCTAATGCGAGCGCTGCTAAGGCCCAATTATTATATGATGCGGTAGTACCGCTATTGAATAACTTAAAAGCAAACCCTGAAAAGGATTACATCTATTGGCCAAACCGATATGAGAAACTCGATGCGTTCGCCGATAAGTTATATACAATTCTAAGTGGAGAATAAAAAATGAGTTTACTCGATAAAATGTTGAAGGCAGGTTCGGTCAAAGGATCTTCGGTTCTTTCCAAATCTAACTTCTTTCAAGCAAAAGATCCTATTAAAACAGATCTTCCTATTGTTAATATTGCCTTTAGTGGTAGTCTTAACGGTGGATTGATTCCTGGGTTAACAGTCTTAGCTGGTGTATCTAAAAGTTTCAAAACGCTTTTGGGTTTATATTGTATGAAGGCATACCTTGATAAGTATAAGGATGGCGTTGCTATTCTATATGATTCAGAATATGGTATCACACCTGATTACTTACAAAGTTTTGACATTGACATTGACCGTGTTATTCACGTGCCATTGGAAGATGTAGAACAGTTAAAGTTTGATTTAACAAAACGTCTTGATGAAGTTACTAAAGGCGATCATGTTATGATTCTGATTGACTCAATTGGTAACCTTGCTTCGAAGAAAGAAGTCGAAGATGCCATGTCTGAAAAATCAGTTGCTGATATGTCGCGTGCAAAACAGATCAAGTCGTTGTTCCGTATTGTTACACCTAAGCTGACTACACGTGACATTCCTTGTATCGCTATTAACCATGTATATCAGGAGATGGGATTATTTCCAAAAGCTGTTGTATCTGGTGGTACAGGTATTATGTATAGTGCAAACCAAGTATTCATTATTGGTAAAGCCCAACAAAAGGATGGCAAAGATCTAGAAGGTTTCAAGTTTACTATTAATATTGAAAAGTCAAGATACGTTAAAGAAAAATCAAAACTTCCTTTCACTGTATTGTTTGATAAAGGTATTCAGAAATGGTCATCGTTAATGGAATTGGCTTTGGAGTCAGGACATCTTGTTTCTAAAACTCAAGGCTGGTATAACGAAATCAATATGGAAACCGGTGAAGTACTTGAACCAAAACGTAGAGCAAAGGATATCATGGACGATGATGCATTCTTTGAACGTCTAATGGCATGTCCTAAGTATAACGAATACATTGAACGTAAGTTTAAATTAAACGCAGCAGTAATGGGAGATAGTAATGCTCGAGAAAACGATCTTATCGAATCTGATACTTAATGAGGATTTTTGCCGTAAGGTATTTCCATATTTAAAAGATGATTATTTCGATGATTTGGTTCTTCGTAGCGTATTTGAAACGGCTTCGGACTACTTGGAAAAGTACAAGGAGCCGCCTTCATTAGAAGCTCTCAAGATTGCTGTTGATAAAAGAAAGGATCTATCGGAAGATACGTATCAGGGTGTACACCAATTAGTTGACAGCATGTCAATTGATACGGACACTCAATTAGATTTCTTACTTGATGAAACTGAAAAGTTCTGTCAGGACAAAGATCTATATAATAGTATACGTAAATCCATTATGATCCTTGATGGCCAAGACTCTGAACTTGGCAAAGGAGAAATTCCAAAACTGTTATCCGATTCGTTGGGTATCAGTTTTGACTCTTCTGTCGGTCATGACTTCCTTGAAGATGTTGACGATCGTTATGAACATTATCATCGCAAAGAAGAACGCATTCCGTTCGATATAGAAATCTTAAACAAAATTACAAAAGGTGGCATACCTCGTAAATCTATGACTGTCTTGTTGGCAACAACAGGTGGTGGTAAGTCTTTACTTAAATGTCACATGGCAGCAAATCATTTGATGTTTGGTAAGAACGTATTATACATTACAATGGAAATGGCTGCAGAAGAAATCGGTCGTCGTATTGACGCAAACATTATGGATATTACACTCGACGAAGTTGCTGAAATACCTCGTGATGTATTTGAAAAACGAATGGCTCGATTAAAAGGCAAGACAACAGGCAAACTCATTGTGAAGGAGTTTCCAACAGGTTCTGCTCATAGCGGTCACTTCCGCCATCTGCTTAACGAATTGAAACTCAAAAAGAACTTTGCTCCTGATATTATCTTTCTTGATTACTTGAACATCTGTTCATCTGCTCGAGTTAAAGGTGCAGCTGCAGCAAATAGTTATACTTTAGTAAAATCAATTGCAGAAGAAGTACGTGGATTGGCAATGGAATACAATTGTGCAATCGTTACCTCTTCTCAGTATAATCGTGATGCGTATGGTAACTCTGACGTTGATCTAACAAATACATCTGAGTCAATGGGTATTACTCATACTGCTGACTGTATATTAGGTTTGGTCAGTTCTGAATATCTTGATGAAATGAATCAGTTGATGATTAAACAGTTGAAGAATCGTTGGGGAGACATCAGTTACTACCGTCGATTCCTTGTAGGTATTGAGAGAGCAAAGATGAAGATATATGAACTCGAAGAATCTGCCCAAGAGAATATTAATCTCGAGTCTCCATCTGGGGGTGGTGGCCAACATGCAAAAAAGAACTGGGATGATAGTTCGCCAGTCTTTGATAAGACCGACATTGGTATGAGACTGAACAAACGCAAACCAGGCCAGAAGGTTTTTGGAGATGTTGCTTTAACTTAAGTATCTGTATAAATAACTCTATAGATTAATTTTAATAGGTAACAGATGAAGAGTTTCAATTCATATATAAAAGAAGCTAGTTTTTTAAAGCCTGACTACGTTATAGGACACAAAGTCGCTTTTAACGGAAAAGGTTTTAGAGAATTAGATGCTTTAGGTTATAAACCTGGTGATCACTTTGAGATTATAGCACCAACCAAAGCTGACTATACTTATGGTGATGGTCCGGCAGAAAAGTATCTAAAAGCACCAAACGGTAAAGTGATACATATGAAAGGAGCAACCGGTTTTAAATCGAGTTCCTTTACTCATGTTAAAACTTCAGGTTCTCCACCAACAGGTGCGGAATGGGAAGATGTTATTGTTTACGCCTACAATAAACTCAACGGTAAATCAACAGATGCCGCAACAGTTGAAGTAGCAGAAAAGTTTAGTGACTATGCAGATGTTGCTGATAAAATCGCAACCAACTTCAATAACCAATTAAAAGCAACACAGTTGGTGCAAACTGGTCGCGGTATGGGAGCCATTAGTTTAGGACCTATATGGAAAGAATCAGGTGCTAAGAACAAAACACCAAAGACTGATATTGCATCCGCTGATTTCAAAGAAAAGATATCATTAAAGAAAGCAGGCGGATCTCAGCTTGCCTCACCAACCAAAGCAGAAGCTATCGCAATCGTTAAAGCAGCAATGTCGGAAATGGGCGAAGACAGAACAATGGCAGCTAAACTTGTTAGTACAATGGAAACAAATATGTCATCTCTAATATCGAGAGAGACTGCTGGTGATTTGCGTAAACAATCAAAAGCTGGTGTAAAGACTGATGCAGTGATTGATTTCCAAGCAAAGGATAAAGGTAATAGAGAATTAACTAAAATGCTCGAAGGCCTTATTAATCAAGATACAGCAGTCAATGCTTTATTTAGTAAACATATTGTACTTGAGGCAGCAACCGGTAATCATAAGTTTGGTGGTGCAGGTTCTCCTGCCGCAGCTAACCTATTAGGTAAGTTCAGTCTAACAGGTGCTATTGAAGTTCAGCCTATCAATAGTATTAATGATCCTGTTATTGTTAAATATTCGCAAACAGTTAAACCTGTCGTTTCATTTAAGTCAGGTGGCGGTGGTGCCCCTGCATATTCAGCATTACGTTTAGGTATTAAAGAAGAAGAAACGTTAAGAGGTATTGTATTATCTGAAATGGAAACACTCGACGGTTTAATGTTAACTGAAGACTTCCTATCAGAAGGTCCACTCGATATGTTAAAGAAAGCTGGTGATTGGGCTAAAGATAAAGGTAAGGCATTTATAAATAAAGTTAAAGCCGCAGTTGCCAATGTTCTTGCTAAGATGAAAGCAATACTAACAAAGATCGCAAAGATGGGAAAGAAAATGTTTGCGAGTTTAATGAAGTTCTTCGGAGTAGAAGTAAGTTCAGCAACAGGCATACCAGGAAATATTTCTTTATGAAGGATTTTAAAACATTTGTTGACGAAGGTCCAAACGATCCTGCGATATTCAAAGCAATCTTTTTGGCAGGTGGCCCTGGCTCAGGTAAATCATATGTCGTTGGAAAAACTGCATTACCTATTCTTGGGTTCAAAGTTGTGAATTCGGATGATGCATTTGAAGCAGCAATGAATAAAGCTGGTTTAACAATGGATGCTGATACTATCTTTTCAACTCAAGGACAAGAGATTCGAGATAAAGCAAAGAAAGTAACAGGCGCGAGGATGACTGGCTATTTACGTGGTCGTTTAGGATTAGTTATTGATGGAACAGGTAAGAACGCTGCTAAGATTCAAAAACAAGCAAAAGAGTTAAGAAGCTTAGGATATGATGTAGGGATGATATATGTTAATACGGATTTAGATACTGCAATTGCTCGTAACGACGCAAGACCAAGATCACTACCTGTTCAACAAGTTACCGCATTATGGAAAGATGTTCAAAAGAACATTGGCGGATATCAGAAAATGTTTGGGCGTGACTTTATTATTATTGATAATTCAGAAGGCGCAAGTATCGAATCTAATATTACAGATGGTTATAAGTGGGCAACTAAATTTTCTAAGTCTGCTATTGAAAATCCTAAAGCAAAGAAATGGATTCAGTCTTACTCAGAAGAATACCTGCCTGAAGCTGATCTTGCTATGGCCACAGATAACATTCTTGATATTATTCTAAAAGATCTTAAGAATAGGTTATCGCAAGATGTACGACGCAAAGACGTTAAGCTAGTTAACGATATAGCAGGAATTGTAAAAAAGAAAGTAGAATTAGATTTTAAACATAAAGGTTACCTGAGGTTGAAAGACAAATGAAATCGTATAACCAATACCTTGCGGAAGCTGACGCAAACCTACACATGACTCATCTTGAGGACGCGGTTCTCGATGGCGGTGTAAAAGGAACAAGAAACGTAATTAATTATATTCGTAATATTCGCGATATGCTATCAGGTAATACTAAGGCTCCTGTTAATATTACAACAAAGTGGGACGGAGCTCCTGCGATTTTTGCTGGTGTTGATCCTGCCGATGGTAAGTTCTTCGTGGCAAAGAAAGGAGTATTTAATAAAACTCCAAAGCTGTATAAAACAAATGCAGAAATTGATAATGATCTGAGTGGTGAACTCAATAGCAAATTTAAAGTTGCTTTAAAAGAATTCGCTAAACTCGGAATAAGTGGAGTAGTACAAGGTGATTTCTTATATACGGATGACGATCTTAAAACGGAAGATATTGATGGAGAATCGTGTGTTACTTTCCATCCTAATACCATTGTTTACGCGGTACCTAAAGCATCAGGACTCGGTAAGACAATTTCAGAATCAAAGATTGGTGTGGTCTGGCACACAACATACGCAGGATCAACTCTTGAAACAATGTCTGCAAGTTTTGGTATTGCGATCTCAACAAAACTTAGCAAGGTTAAATCGGTCTGGCACGTAGACGCAACGTTTGAAGATAAGTCAGGTACAGCAACATTTACCGACGCAGAGAACAAAGCCCTAACTGCTCAGTTAAGTCAAGCAGGAGCATTGTTTAGAACAATAGATGCTAAGGTTCTAGGCGAACTCGGAACAAACGCAGATTTAAATCAAAAGGTAAATACTTTTATTAATACAAAGGTACGCGATGGCCAACGTATAGGTGCGGTCAAACCTTTCGTTAAAGATTTACAGAGTTACATACAACAGTATTATAAGAAAGAAGCAGATAAGCGCAAGACTCCTGCTGGTAAGAAAACACAAATGGATAAAGCAACGTTAGCATTACAAATCTTTGCGGCTCCAGGTAATACGAAAAAACTCGAAGCTATATTTACTCTATATGATTTGATGGTTGATATGAAATATGTTATCATAGACAAATTAAATAAAGTTGGTGGTATTAAAACACTACTTAAAACAACAAAAGGATTTGAAGTAACAGGACAAGAAGGATTTGTTGCGATTGACCATTATGGTAAGAACGCATTAAAGATCGTGGATCGTATGGGATTCAGTCTTGCTAATTTCTCAGATCAATACATTAAAGGGTGGCAAAAATAGGAGACAATAGGAGACAATAACGATGGCAATTTGGAACAAAAACGACCAAGAATATCTCGTAAGTAATAAAACATTATTCGAAGCATTTATGCTCGCAGATAAAGATGGTAATATAGTCAATACGTTTGGCGAGGCATCTAATATTCCTTTAGCAGCCGGAGAACTAGACGGTTACTCCGCGGTACATAAGTTTGGCATCATTGATGGCACTATCGGAACAGGTTGGTCAACTATTTGGACGCAAGGCGAAAATAATGGAGATCAATTAGTACCTTGGAGAGAAATTGGTGATGCCGGTGTTGTTACTGTTACTTCATCCCTTGCTGGTGATACAACTGGCGTTACGCTCGAAGGATTAGATGCAAATTATAACTTTCAATCAGAAACATTAACTTTGGCTGGTACTGCTGATGTTGTAGGAACTAAAACTTGGCATCGTATTAATCGTATGTATATGGTAACAGAAACAAACGTTGGTAATGTTACTGCAACGATCGGTGCTGATATTGTAAGTTCTATTAAAGCAGAACGTGGTCAAACGTTACAAGCTTTTTATACAATCCCTGCTGGTAAAACTGCTTACCTAACTCATATGCAAGTAGCTTCTAATAAGAACCAAGCCGTTGAAGCATCACTCTTTGTAAGACCGTTTGGCGGAGCATTTAGAGTTACTGGTGGTACTATGCTATACCAAATGGAACACTCAATCCATTACACTGCTCCTATTCGAATTACTGAAAAGAGTGATATGGACTTTAGAGCTATTGGTGCAGCAAACGGTGTTTTATCAGCATCGTTTGATCTTATATTGGTTGACAACACTGCCTAAATATGATATAATATAAATTCTATAATATGAATAAGGTGATCCTTAATGAAAGACGTAACAGTCATAAACTTCTACGGCGGGCCTGGGTCAGGTAAATCTACCGCTGCTGCCGGTTTGTTCTATCAAATGAAAATCGCAGGCTATAACGTCGAACTGACGGACGAGTTTGCTAAAGAGTGCGTATGGGAAGGTAACATCCCTATGCTACAAGATCAACTGTGGGTTCTTGGCCACCAACATCGAAAAATATTACGATTATCCGATAAGGTAGATTATATTATTACCGATAGTC